ACTTGTTCAGCTTTAGTGGACTTGACGGTAACGCAGTCGAACCCCATTTTTCTTGGAAGCACGGTATGCATATTCTGCTTTTCTCTTTCAGCTTAAACTCCCATATGCAGGATGTCAACCTTTATCTCGGCAGTAGGCTTGGCAGTTGCTTCAAACGTCAATGAATTCTGCCCCTGCTCCTTGCAGGTAATGCCTGCTTCCACATAGTCTGCCATGGTGTCCTTGTTCACATAGGTGATAACGCTCTTTGTCTCATTCATAATTGGCACCGTAACTGTATTCAGATATTTACCATCTGATGCTGACCATCCATCCACTGGCAATGTCACTGTGACTGCCTGCGGGAGTGCATTGACCAGCTTCGTCTCGACATCTGTATCAATGATATCCTGCAATCCGGCGAACCAGTCTGAAAAAATCTGCGTCCACTGTTCAAACAGCGTGGTGGTTGACAGCTGCTCAATCAGACCAGTAACCCAGCCACACAGTTCCGTGTCTCCTCTTGTATCTTCAATGTCTGCTGCTGTTATCTGTGTCGCTCCAGCCTTAATATAAATATAGGCAAGACAATACTCCTTGACTTCTTCCGTCCGTGTCATTTCCGGCTTTTTCGGGCTTGTAGCATATGCTCCGTATTTCAGCACCGGTGCGGATGCTCTGACGCTTTCTGTTCTGTCTGTTCTTACAACCACAGCACAGTACCGGTTTAATGTCACGTCTGCACTCTCCAGCGTCATAAGGTATTCCGAGCTGTTGTCGACCCATCTTTTATCAAACCAACCTCTTCCAGTGTCAATCTTAATGGTCATGCCATCCTGCGGACGTACCGCCAGCTTATTGCCGACGCTTTCATATACTCCGTCCGAGATAAGCCCTTGAAATATCTCACTCATCTCTTCCGCATCATACTTTCTGTCCCCGTTAATGCTGTTAAAAAATCCGCTTTCCCACATATTCTATTCCTCCTACAAATTAAATTGTGGAATCAAGGTAATTCCTGTACTTGATTCCGATTCTATTGTGCTTATTACCCTTGCGTTTCTGGTGATTCCGTATTTATTTGTGACTGTAACAATATCACCCATGGAAAAATCCTCCTCATAGGTAAATGTATTGTTGCTTAATACCTCTCCGGAAAAGCCTTCTGTCATGCCCAGTTCTGCCAGTTTCTCCTTGCCACGTTCCTGGAGCAGCACCTTGTACTGTTCATCCGTGATGGTCGCATCCGTGGTTGTCTGGCTGATGTCTCTTGCATCAGTGAAAATTTCATTTCTTTCCAGCCCTTTCAGGCTATTGCCTACGGATGCATACTTTCTATCCGTTCCTTCTCCCTCTCCACCAATTAATGTCACATTCGAATACTCTTCTGTCCGCATCTGATAGCTTGTATTTACAAGATTGTCCAGTGCTTCGCTGAATTCCACAAACGGTCTTTCGCTCTGCCCGTGCGACCTATCCTCTCCTTTGTAGACTTCAAGTATCATCTTTTTGTTTTTAATATAAATATCCCAGCCAATCTCATAAGTTGTGCAAATATCCTTTATAGCAAGGTCGAGGCTGTCTCCGGTAATCTGCTTTTCTACCTTGTCTGTGATTCCCGCTTTGTCTCCCAGTACAAGGTTTGGGATGATTCTGCTGCTATTTGACGGATTGATGGCATTCTGCGCCACCAATGTCCTTATCCCATCCTCACAGGTTCCGGCAAGGTTGGTCTGCTTCCACACGATCCGCTTGTGAAGAATGTATTTCAATTCTCTTCCAGTTACTGTGATATAGTCTCCGCTTTCATTATCCGTTACTATATTAAAGTTAAGTACAATCATGACCTTTTTATAAATCACTTCTGTCTCGTCGCTGTTCACATGGACATCCTGGGACCGTACAAGCAGTCTTTCTCTCTTCAACAGGTCTATTGCCTTTTCCGATGCTCTCAGATACAGCTCGAAATCACCCACTCCATAATACTCCGGTCTCCAGATTGAGCTTTCATATGTGTCTATCGTTCCAAGCAGATTAAAATTAAAATCAAGAACCCGCATCTCCATCTTAAAGCCCTCCGTATAACTGCTGTGTTATGAATGTGATTCTGAGGTCACTGTTTCCGCTGTCACAATTATAAGTAAAGACATTGTCTCCCTGCTCTACCTGAAGCCACGTACTGCCCGGTGACAAATGCCCCATGATATTTGTCTCAACTCCAGCACGAATCAGCTTAATCTCTTTCTGACCAGTATTTGTGTTAATCACAATCTCGTCATCCTGCTGCATGGTGTAGTTCAGTTTCAAATAGGTTTTTTCATCTACATCATAAATAATCGGGTTGACCACTTCTCCTGTGGCATAAAGCTGAATGATGATGCCCGTCTCTGTCTCTCCGGTGTTTATGATGCTCTTTCTGATGTTCCTTTCAATCCTGGAAATCTCAATTCCATTTTTGTCGATGGAAAATGGGAATTCAAACAGCGCTTCTGTGTCCGAAAAGTAACTTACCAGGTCATTTACTGCCCGGAAGTACGGTTGTGGACATATGATGCTTATCTGTGCCGCTTCCCGTGCCGAAAAAATGTCACAGCTTATCAATTCAACCGCTCCATTAATAAGCACATCTCTACTGTCCGTTTCAAAGTGCAGCTGCACATCTTTTTTTACTGGAAAGTACCGGTACAGTTTCAAGCGGTTCTCTTCAATTTCTCCATTAATGGTCATGTAAATGACGATATTACGGTATCCGATGCTCCGGCGGTTAATTGTAGCACCATCCGCTGTAGAATTCGCTGTAGAGGCTATTGTAGCCTCCACAGGGGTAATTCCATCCACCTTGTATATGGTGTAGTCCTTATTCTTTGAAAAATCGATTCTGTCTCCTCTTTCATTTTCTGCAATTAAACTTATCATTGTGGTCCTCCTGCAAATCCGAGCAGATTTTTTGTGTTACGGTAAATTTCAAGCCTGCTCAAGCTCTTCGGGCTATTATTTGTCTGGTAGAAATTCTGAATAATTGTCCTCTGCTCAGTTCCTGTCTCCGTGGTTGCACCGGTACAACTCCCGGCTTTTTTCAATGTGTTTGCTGTAGCGCTGATTTCTGGCACGTTAATATCATTTGAAAGCTCGCTGTTCAATGCCTTGAGCGAATCTGCAGCAAGATTCTTTATTGCCTTGACAGCATTTTTTGTCTTGTCTACAATCGCATTTCTAAATCCTGCCACAAATAAATCTCCGTCATCATATGATTTCTTTGATGGCGAATGCTCATCCAGTCCTTCTTTACTTTTAAACTTTTTCATTGTTTCCTGTGCCAGTTTAACTGCTGCATCTCCTGCTGCTGTTATTCCTCCTACGATTCCATTTGCAAATCCATTTGAAAAATCTTCTCCCGCTTTTTCTGCATCTCCATTTCTGCTAGAAATCCCATCTATTGCATTTCCAGCAACCGTCTGTCCTGCCGTATTTGCCACAGCACTATTGTCCTGGATTCCGGATGCCAGCTTATCTACAATGCTTGTTCCGCTTGAATATGTGTCAGCACCGTCAAGCTGTGACTTTGCTGTGTCCGCTGTGCCTGCTGCGGCATCGCTTACCAAGTCGTTTTTCATCAGCATTCCATTTGCAAATGCGGTTGCTCCGACACCGCCCGCTTCACTTGCTCCATCAGCATATTTGTCCAGTTCTAGCTGCGCCTGCTCTACCATGTATTGCGCCTGGTCTACCATCTCCTGTGTCACTCCTGGGGTGTTGTTTTCAATGGCATCCTTCATGTCTGTATAATTCTGTTCCAAATTAAATAGCTGATTCTTTAAGCTCTGCTCTGTTCCATTTTCTGCTGTGATAAAGCTATACTGCGTCTTCAACATTGCATCACTTATTTTGTCTGCATTTCCCGAAATGGTAGCTTCTTTCAAATTCTCGTAATTAACTACCTCGTTGCAGTAGTTAATATAATTCGATTCTGATTCATCTACCGCTGCTTTGCTCTTTTTAAATGATTCTTTCAGTTCGTCATTTGCTAATATGACTTTCTTGTGCTGGTTATAATATTCTGCTGCGCCATCGATATCTCCACCGGCAAGTAAACGTTCATGCTCTGCAATCGCTTCATTTGACTCCTCATACTTCTGCTTTACTTCGTCATATGTACTGAGGTTCTTTTTCCACTCTTTCAGAGCTTCTACTTTGTTTGTAATGGCTTCCGTGTACGCCTCTTCATTTGCACTTAAAATGGCTTCTGCTTTCTTTTTCTCCATAACCTCATCAATGGTTTCTCCCAGCTTTCCATAAGTTGCGATTTCATTCCAGAGGTCTTCCTGTTCCACTCCTAGTGCTTCTGATAATTCATTTATGATAAAGTTTGCTCGGTCCTCATACCCTTCTTTTACCTTTCCATTTACATCAATCAGACCGTTCAATTCATCCTTTAATTCTTCCAAGTGGTTGTATTCTGACACAATTCCGGATACGCTCTCATTTCTGGCATCTTCTATCCGCTTATAAGCCTCGTAGCGTTCATTGATTGCGTCAATGTTTGCCTGCTGCGCTTCCGTCAGTCCATATTCCGCTTCTATCGCTTCCTTTTCTTTCACTGCCAGATAAGCCAAGCCACCTGCTACTGCTGCGATTCCAGCCACTAGCCATGTTGTTGGTGACGCAAGGAAAGCAGTATTTAGAGCAAGCTGTGATGTTGTCTCAGCATCTGTGGCTACTTTTAATAATCCGAATGTTGTTGCAAGACTTTTTACGCTATTCGCAAACGTGGCCACTTTATTTATGACAAACACCGTGCCAAGAGTAATTCCAAGGATTTTCAGAATCCGTATCACATCATCTGTATTTTTAATGGCATAATCTCCAAATTTTTCAAAATATGGGATTGCTTTCTCCGCCATCGGAATGAGCATTTCTGTTTTTAAAGTTCTTCCCAATTCCTTGAACCTGGTTCCCACGTCGTCATATCGGATTTCCTTCAGGTCTTCCATGGTGCCTTTCACGTCATTGTATGACGTTCCAAGCGTAGTCAGAGACTTCACCACTTCAAGGTTTGCATCCTCACCCATTGTTCCAAATGCTGTAGCTGCCATGTTTAATGCTTCCTGCTCGTCGGTGCACTTTGTGATGTCACCCACGATAGAATTTATGACATCCTTCATGGTGCCCTTTCCTTCTGACCAACTCTTGAATGCATATTTTGTCTTATTGCTGAATAAGTCAAGGTTATCTCCGATTGTTCCGTCACCAAGTCTGTTCTTTATCTCATTAATAGAATCATTCACTTTATCGAGGTTATAAGCTCCACCCTTTGTTCCATTTTCCAGCAGCTGAAAATACTCCTGGGCGGAATATCCTGCCTGCTCAAAATTTCCGCCGTACTCTGCAACGTTATCTCCAAGCTCACTTGTGTAGTCAAGCCCATTCTGACTTCCTTTTGCGAACAAATCGAAGGCTGTCTGTGCATCAAGGCCAAAGTGTTTCATTAAATTGCTAACTCCTCGGATTGTCTCGTTGAAATCAGATCCAAAAGTATCTTCCAATGCTATGGCATTTTCTGTTAATTCTCTAATTTTGCTTGGATCTACTTCCCCCGTTGTCTGTTTGACATAGGCCATTTTGTTTCCTATATCTTCCAGGCTTTCTCCATATGCATTATTATACAGGTCATCCATTTCAGCCTTGAATGCCTTCATTTCTTCTGTACTTGCTCCAGTCTGTGCCTGGAACTTATTGTATGCGCTTTCCGTTTCTGTCATCAGTTCTTTAAATTCTTCAATTAAGTTTCTAATGACATCTGCTGCCAGCTCCGACAGAGTTCCTTTCAGCACCGTGAAGCCTTCTGCACTTCCCTCTGCCTTTTCACCCGCTGACTTTGCTTCTTTTCCGCTATCCTGTAACCCTTTACCTGCTGCCTGCGCACTATCTCCGGCATTTTCTTCTGCTGTTCGAAGTGTCTCAAGCTGATTTTCATAATCGGCAATTTCTTTCTTGGTACGGTTCACGGTTGCCTGCTGATTATTTATTTTAATTCTTAAATTCTCAGCCGCTGCAGAATTCGAACCATACTCCTGCTCTGTAAGTATCAACTGCTCCTGCTCTGCCTTCAGGATATTCTCCTGCTGTTCTAAAACCTTATTCAGAGACCGGATTTTTGCACTGACGCCATCTGTACTGCTTTTCCAGTCATCCATTCCGGAGCTGGTTGCTTTGAATTCAGAATTTACAAGCGTAATCTGCCGCTTTGCTTCCTGCATGGCTGCTTTTAGCTCAGATATGTCCACCTTGAATTTTGTCGTTGTCTCATTCTGTTTTCTTGCCATTTTTCCCTCCTAAAACCAATTATCACCTGCAGGTACACGGATTTCTTTTTCTACCGCCTTTTCTGCTTCTGCCCGGTCATTATGGTCTATCATGTCGTTAATAAGCTGAAAAACGTCCTCTGCCGGATAGTCCAGTAATTCAATCGGATTCATCCCTTTGTACTGTCCGCACAATGACAGGTTGTTCTGAAATTCTTTTTCTCTTTCATCGTTTAATCTCCATAAATTTTAATTTCAGTTCCTCATCGAGTTTTGTTGCTTCTGACCAATCCCAACCAACACCAACTCTCAATCCCTTATTTGCCATTTCCTTTGACCATTCCTCTACTGCATTTGTGATTTTTTCGTTTAAAGACTTAATGTTCTGCATTGGTAAGTTGCCAGCATTAAATGTCGTATCAACTCTGATATGACAAAAATATCTTCTTGCTTCTGTTGCCATTTGTTTTCCTCCACAAAATGTTCATTTGGTTGTGTTTGATAGTTCAATGTTTTTCCACTGGTTTCATTCTGCATTTCCTCCATTCTTCTGAATCTGCTCTATTCTCCAGCGTATGCTTGTTAATTCTTCCAAGCACTTCTCCAGTTCCCGGCTTTCCCAGAGGCGGTCCAGTTTCTTAATGCTGGCGCTCACTGCCGCTGCATATCCTCTTAATACATTTTTGTCCAAGCCTGCTGCCACCGGAACTTCCTCTGTGGCTTTTTCTTCATGGTTTTCTTTCGGAATATGCTCTTCTGGTTCATTGTCAACCACTTCCCCGGAAAGCACTTCGCATTCTGTTTTTTCAACGTTTTCCAGTTCTTTGGGTACGCTTTCCGGCTTTTCTGATACGGTTTCTGATTTTTCAGTAACATTTTCCGGTTGCACCGGTACAACTTCCGGCTTTTCATAAGCATCCGGCATATCTGCCACCGGGGCAAATACCTCTCTGACCTTGACTGCATACTCATCCATGCTTAAGGTCTGCTTTTCATTGTTTCTGACTGCCAATATATCCACCGGCTGTCCTTCTCCTTTGAAGGATGTGAATACCTTTCCGATTCCCTGTGGCCTGGAAGCCAGCACTGCAATTCCTGATGGTGCCAGGATGCTCTCAAGTTCTTCTGTATCTCCAGTTTCTTTCCACTTAAGCAGTTTTTTAAATATCTCCGGATTGTCTTTTGCATACTGGAAGATAGCCTTCTGGCTTAAATCCATATCCGCCTGCTGCACATCCTCGCCTTCAATGGCTACTTCTACCGGTGATATGGCTTCCTCTTCCCTTACCTCTGCCTTTACTTCCGCAATCTCTTTTCTGGTCATTTCCGGAGATATGAGGTCTACTACCTCAATTGGAAGGGTGAGCATATCCTGGAGCTTCGCCACGCCGTACCCTTCGTACTTATCCTGGAGGCGGTCAGAATAACCGCCCTCACTGTATCTGTCGTTAATGGCTATGTATCTGGACACGATATCTTTGGAAAGACCATATTCTGCCTTTGCAAATTCCGCTACGGTGCTATATCCGGATGATGCAAGAATATCTGTGTCTCTTGCTTTTTTTAACAGGTATCCTGTCCTTACGAAGCCTGCTGCCTGATTTGCCAACTCCGTATCCAGAGCCTGCTTGAACTGTTCATAATTTTCTATGTTCCTTAATTCTTCCATGACTGCCTCCTATCCTGCTGCCTGCATCTTCTTGTTTCTCCGCTTTACTGATGCAGTAAATTTTTTTAATACATCCCATATCTTTTCTCTGCTTGGCTGTCTGTCATATGCTGCATAGAACTGACTGATTTCTCCATCCCATGTGACTTCCAATGTGTAATATGGAGCCTTAAGGTTCTTTTTTCGCCGCAAAAACAGAATAAAGCCCTTCTCTTCGTCCATATTTCTGATATACGTATCACTGGCACCTACACAATGATGTTGCCTTCTTCCTTCTCTTGTAATATCAGAAGCCTTCTGAGGTACCAGTATCTGATACTCCTTCGTTCCAAATTTGAAATGCTCTTCAAATTTCTTAGCATTTTCCGCAATGTGTGTGTACTTTGCATCCACTTCCTTGTCTCTCTTTTTGCTTTCTTCCCTGTTCTTCCTCTCAACATACTTATCATGATATTCCATCATTTTAGGCTGTCTGCAAACTATCTCATCTGTGATATCCATATCGAATAGCTCCGCCATATTAAGGTAGTCCTTGTAGTATCTCACAATGCTTATCCAGCTCTCCTCCGTCATATCCATCTGTCTTTTCAGATAGTTCACCGTCCGTTCCACGTTCATCTTGGTTCTATCTGTAATTTCAATCAGTTCTTTCACATTCGCATTCTCATTTTCAAGAAAAATAATGTTTTCATCTGAAACTTTCTTTCCTGTCTGCTGCTCATACTGCAACGCTCTTAAAGTTCTGCATCCTCCGTCCATCTTTTTCATTCTTTGGAATCTCTGCTTGTCCAGCTGCAACACTTCATGAATTCTCGCCGCATCTCCATTACACAAGGTCTCGTCATTTTCGCTTATTATTATTTCTTCCATAAGTTTCTCAAGCCCACTTTTCTGCAAATATTCCATGTACGGATACCTTTGTAGTCTTCTCAAAATTGTTGCCGGCGGAACTCTCTTCCGCCCACCTATTTTCATTACAGCTTTTAAGTCCATTTTGTGAAACTTTTCTCTTCTAAGTTCTCGCTTAAGATTCGGAGTATACATGATCATTGAGCCAAGGCTTTTATCTACGTATCCGTAACCGTAGTAATACTTCCAGTTGCTTCTCCTGCATTCATGGCACCATCTGTCGACTCCAGTGTATTTGTATTCTCCGTATTCAAAATATTCTCTTTCAGCAAAATAATCATCAAGTCTCGCTCTAGCATTTTCCCAGGTATGTAGATCATATATCTCCCATCCAGCTTCACGATTTCTTTTTATTTTGCAATTGAATCTTCTCAGAATCCACCCTGAGTCATCCTTTAATCTCTGTAAAATGCCTACATTAGCATCATCCTCAACATACTTCTGCTTATTCCATGATTTGTATCTCACAGGTGACTTGCATTCCGGGCACACAGTCTCTTCGTTATGCTTTGGTCTATTTTTATAATCCGCCGGAGTTGGCATCCATTTTTTACAATGAGTACAGTACATCTTTGGCCATCTGTGAGAGCATTTGTTTTCCGGTTCATAAAACATCAGCTCTTTAAAACAGTTTTTCGCTATCCAATTTTCGAAATTCTTTGGAAGCTCCGGCACTTCTCGCATTACTTCATCAATTTGTTCTATTTCACTTCGGTGCTTATTTATCAACTGACTTTTTTTAATTCCCGCTTGGAAGTCCAGCACTGCTTCAAAAATATCTCTGTTTTGTCCTGTTTTGAAATACTCATTTACTTTCTTTCTCTCGGTCTCCTGCTGCCAGTTTTCCTTTTGAAACAGGCTTCCCATTCCGGTATATTCAAGGTTATCTATCTTTGCTTCCCTCCACTTTCCTGTCCTGCGCTCGTATGTTGTCCACTTTTCATTTTCCTCGTCCACATAAACTTCATACTTAGGGTCGTTTTTCCCTTCTTCTAAATCTTTCTGTGTAAATACCGCAACTTTAAGTATCTTGTTTTCTACAGCCGCTCTTAAATACCTTGCATACTTACATCTTACGTTCACCCAGTATGTTCCCCATGACGTTTTTCTTTCCTCTTTTTCAATCGGATTCTCGCTAGCCACGGTCAGCATTGCTTTTGTTGCCAGAAGTTCTTTCATTGCCAGAAGTTCTTTTTTCTTCATCCTTCTCTGCCTCCTAGCTCATGTAATAGTCATTGATGATTTTCTTTGCCTGTCC